CTAGCTACGTCAGCTACTACCATGTAGCTTCTTGAGTAGTCAACAGGTTCCCATACCCATAGATTCATGTCAGCTCCACGTCTTTCCATTGGTTCTTTGATGTAAGTCTGCTGGTAGAACTCTAGATACTCTCCGTAAAAGACGGTATCACCGGAAGTTGCAAAGTCACAATCACATTCCTGTGCTGCAAGGCGTGGATCTCCTAGTAAATTATCTTGAGCATCCCTCCAAACTTGATCTCTTTCAGGATGGACATACCAGGGTAGTTTAATTGGCAGGAATTCATTCTCTTTTGCTTCAGCTCTAACCCAGGTTTGGTGAAACCAGTTACCGGTACCGTAGGGAGTTGATAGTACAATTGCACCACCACCCGTTGCTAAGGTCTGTTGAGCGGATGCCCACGTCTCTCCAATGTTATCAATGAAGGCCGCCTCGTCAATTAGCAGTAATGATACAGCTTCTGAACGAGCAGCATCTGAATTTGATGATTTAGCTGTAATTTTAGACCCGTTTGAGAGTCTTAAGCTCAGTTTATTCTTCTCTTCTGCATCAATTTTTAACCAAGAAGGTAGATTTTCGTACATAAACTGTACTTTTGACACTAAGTTACGTGCAGTTGCTTGTGTAGTTGCTAAGGTTAAAACGTTCTTATCTTTGTGAAAAAGCATTAACCACAGTGCATATCCTGCACCTAAAGTCGAAATACCTAGCTGTCTTGACTTTAAAATGATAGAATAAGGGTTTTCTTGGAAGTGTCTTAGTACTGTTTCCTGAAAAGGGTATAAATGAAATAAGATTCTACCCCTTAATGGATGCTGAATATAACAGTATTTTTTCATAAAGTGAATGGGGTCAACCACACACCTGACGTACTCTTGTCTTATAATTTGTTTTAAGTCTTGGCTCATATCCCTAATAGTAAACCTGAGATCATCGAAACGATACCGACAGCATAGGCTACTATTTTAGCTGCATTCAAACGTTTATTTTCTTTCTTATACGTTTCAATGATAGAGTCTTTTTCTTTAATAACCTGGTTATAGTTTATTTCGTTTGCTTTATATTCAGCAATAGAGCTATCCCTATGAAGAATAATAGTATCTTTTGCAAAGATAATTTCTTTCATTGTCGAAATAGAGTCACGGGCAAAGCCTAGTTGCTTTCCGCAGTAAACTCTTTCCTCTTTAACAGTGATTGCTTTCCTTAAAGCATTACAAGGTACACAGCAAGTATCACTTGAAACTTTCTGCGAATAGAGAGGCGACATCGCTATTAGACATAGCACTAATACGCTTAAGATCTTCTTCATGTTGTTTATGTTCTTTAGCAGCTTCGGCTGCGGTTTTACCTAGTTTATTTTCAAGTTTCAAAACTCTAGCTTTCTGTACATCAACTAAAGAATCTAACTGCATTATTTTTTTGTTATGAAGTTCGATTTCATTATTTAATGAATCGATCCTTTTTTCGTAAATAGAAGTATCAGGTAGTTTTTGTTGAGGTTTAAAAAAGCGGGTGTAAGCAATTCCTCCGGCAAAAAGAATAACAATAATCCAAATAATAGTTTGTTTCATGACTTATGTATTTTTAACTTCAGTGTTCCGGTTCCTTTTATTACCCGATGCCACTCATGTCTCTTTATAAATATAGACTCATTTAAAGAAGTAGGCAAGCTGTTATCTAGCTGTAACTTCCAGTCTGTTTCTCCGAGTATCTCAACGGTTCTATCTTCATCATCTCGATGCCATAGAAGTTCTATAGGGTCTATGTTTTCGTTAAACTCACGAACGGTATACTCGTCAGTAACTTCTAAGTCTCTGTATGGTTTCTCCATTCTGCTAGTCCGTCTAATTGTTCTTTAGTCCAATAATTGTAATAATCAGTAAATTTAAGACTATTTGACTTAGAAAGCAAGTCGGCTAGGTCTTGCACTACCCAAATATAACAATCAGGAAAGTTAGTGGTTATTCCGTTAATAGTAAAAGGAGATCGTGGATCATTATCTAATACCACTTTATTACTGTTCCTAAAGATATGGTTTAAAGATTGAGTCTTCGCTTCTAAGGTTTCTTCTCCGTATAATTCGTAATCAAGGAGGTAGAAAATGCATACTTTGTAGACCTGTACGTTAGCATTACTAATCTGAAATGCAATACTGTCTAGGTTAGTTTCTTCGATAGTATACTCTTGAGATTTTATAACTGATTTAGCGAATGGACAGATAGGCATATTACTTAATTCCGGCCTAGGGATTGTAAGTTCGTCAAACCATTTTTTAAGCTTCTCTACCATATTAGTTTATTGTATAAAGGTATGTGCGTATTCAGTATAACAATCATCGAAATGAGAATAATTAACAGTTAACTCTTCCCCGACTTCTATATCTTTAGATGCTACCATATACAGAGATCCGCTAGTTATTGAATTAGGGTTACTACTGTGGTTTTGAAAAACTGAATGATCGCATGAGGAGTAGTAATAGTCCTCTTCTTTCCAGAAGTACACGTCTATAAAGTTTTTTTGAGTACTGTTTAATTTTTCAAGATTATCTTTATGAATTTTAATATCTAAGCCTTCTATAAATTCCCAAATGACAGTGCCTTTCTCGATATACTCTTTTGCAAAAACTCCAAAGCCTTTATCCTTAGTTTTCTCAATATAAGTACTAATGGTAAACATTTATTTGCTTGCTGAACTAATATCGTAGTAGAAGGAATCTGTATCCTCGGTGATCCATTTATCAGCTACTGATTCGACTGCAGGTAATACTTTATCAACTTTAATATCTTTAGGATCCATAGGAAATTCTGCAGTTACCCAATTAGAGTCTCTCCAATATATTCTATTGTTTGGCATACAGAGTAGATAGCCATCGTCTCCTACTAATATGTGCCCGGCTTTATAATCAGTTGGTTCATCAGAGTACGGATTATCATACCAATCTACAGTGAATAGGTATGTTGCCCAAACTTTAGTTTTATCTCTAAGTAATACTTGGCATCTTTTTTCTATAAGAAAAGAGTATTTTTTAACTGTTACGTTATAATCAAAGCAATCCCAGAGCTGTTTATAATAAAAAGGAATATCTTTTTTAGGTTCTTCAATAAAAATTTCTGATAATGGTACACGGGATCTCACCATACCGTAATCAGTCATAACATGAAAGGTTAGTATCTTACCTGTTACAGATTGAATTGCAAAAGCGTAAGCATTATCGTATTTATTCTCATCTTTTACATTATGAGTAAAGTGAGAGCGTCTTACTAGACATTTAAAATACGGAATATTCTCATTGAGCATTACCTTTATCTTCTATAAGTAATTCACCTAGTACCTCTAAACGTCCAACCTCTGTTTGAAATTCATTTTGAGTCATACTTAAAGAGACACTTTTTAGAGTTTTTTCGAATTCTTTTTTAGCAGCATCTTTATCTAATTTACCTGCTGCGGCTTTCTTGTAATAGGGTAATTTAACTTTATAATGCTTGTAAGTTAATAGAGATAATCCACCTGCCTCTAAGGTAGTGTTGGTAATTTTTTCAGCACCTTTTAATCTAGTACCAGCAAAGTCCTCGATGGATTGTTTTGCTTCTCTTAGTATGTCTAATAAGTTCATTTCTTTTTCTTTTTCTTTTTTTTCCAACTTCCGCCTCTTTTTTTATACCATTTAGAGGCCCATAAATTAGCGTAAGCTGATGGATATGTATCAAATTTTGCTCTAGCGGCTGATGTAGCTCTAGACCATAATCCTTTATTAGTTGGAGTGTAATCTGATTCTAGTATTTGTAGAATCTCGGTTACTCTTGCTTTTTTAGTATTCGCAACAACTTGTGCAGATGTTTTTTTCTTTTTCTGTGCGGTAGCTGCTCTTTCAGATTTAGATAGTGATTGTGCTTTGGCTTGAGGTAAGCATCGATCAGGTCTTTGTTTATTTTTTGAAGTTCCACAAGCACCTGCAATATCACCGTCAGAATCTATACGTACCCACTTCTCTTTAACCCAGTCTCTCAGGCTCCGTTCTTCTAAGACTTTACGGATAAGTAGACGTAAATTTTCCATATTACCAGAATCCTGAATAAGATCCTTTTAATCCAAGTAAAGAAGCATATCTTGGTAATCTACATGCCCAGTAACCTGGTTTTGTTTTATCTTTCTTTTCAGCACAGTTATGTCTTTTTGCAAAGTTTGTTCTGGCTTCTGAGTCGTTTATTTTAGCTGTTAATCCTGTTGTACCTCCGAAAGAAACTTTCTTTACTTTCTTAGTTTTAGGATTCATTACATAAACGTAGAATTTTTTAGAT